ACCAATGAAAAAGATGAAATGATTAAGTCAGCCGCAATTATTAAGACCAAGGCTCTTGCCCCGTGGAAAGAGTTGCGGCTGCAAAAGCGCAAGCTGAAAAAGGCACAGCTAGCAGAGCGTAAAGCGACCAAGCAAGTGCGTCCATCGCCAATGGGTAGGCGGGTTGTTGAAGTGCCTGAACTGGTGATGCCTGAAGTTGTTGAAGTCATTGAAACTTCGGAAGATGAAAGCCCAGCAACACGCGAGGAAATGCTGCAACAAGCCGAAGCAATTGGGCTGAAGGTTGACAAACGCTGGTCAGATGCGACACTGCTCAAACACATCGAGGAGCTGGAATGGGCTACACAAAACGACAATTCATAAGCGCAGCCTTTGAAGAAATCGGGCTTGCCTCTTATGTATTCGACCTTGCTCCTGAGCAACTGCAATCAGCCCTGCGCCGGTTAGATGCAATGATGGCTGACTGGAACGCTAAGGGCATCCGTCTCGGCTACCCTTTGCCATCCAGCCCACAAGACAGCGATCTTGATGAAGAAACGAATGTGCCTGATTCGGCTTATGAGGCCATCATTTGCAGTCTGGGCATCAGGCTGGCGCCAAGTTACGGCAAGCAAGTGATGATTGAGACCAAGACCACTGCCAAGCAGGGTTACGACATCCTGCTGCAAAGAGCCACATTCCCGCTGGAACAGCAACTGCCTGCGACAATGCCTGCTGGTGCTGGCAACAAGCCTTGGCGGGTCTACGATAATCCGTATGTACGCCCACCCTATAGCCCTGTTGATGCTGGCCCTGATGGGCCTATTGAATACTACTAAGGACAATCATGCCAACGATCAATCAACTGCCAGTCCTGAACACGATTTCAAGCGGCGACCAGCTACCGGTTTACTCACCAAACAACGGGGACGCAAGACGCACCTCGATTGGTTCTTTACTGACGTTTTTCCAACAGACTTTTGCCTCGCCAACGCTGTCGGTGAATCTTTATGTGCCTGGCTCTGGCTTCAACATCACAGTACCAACCCCTGTCAGCAATGACCAGTGGATGCTTTTGCAACCCGCTGGAACACTGGCAACGGGCACGATTACGCTGCCTTTGAACACAGGTGTGCCTGATGGCACTTCGGTGCTGATTACGACTACGCAAGAGATCACATCGCTGACGATTGCGCTGAATGGTGCATCTGCCATTTATGGCGGCGTAACCTCATTGGCGGCAGGTACAGCGACAGCGATTCGCTTCTATCAGCCAACCAATTCGTGGTATCAGATCAATGCTGAAACGGTTTATGCGGCTGGCATACAGACTTTCTTGGCAACACCATCAAGTGCCAACCTACGGGCGGCAATGACCGATGAGACTGGAACGGGTCTGTTGGTGTTTAACACAAGCCCGACTTTAGTTACCCCGATTTTAGGTACAGTTACAAGCGGCAATATTTCTGCTTGCACATCAACCAGTATGGTTTTGGTAAGTCCAATTTTAGGCACACCGACTTCTGGAACATTGACAAACTGCACTGGCTTGCCAATTGGAACTGGTGTATCTGGTTTGGCTGCAAATGTGGCAACATTTTTGGCAACCCCATCAAGCGCAAACTTGGCGGCAGCCCTGACTGATGAAACAGGTACAGGAGCAAATGTATTTGCCAATACGCCCACGCTGGTCACCCCTGTCATTGGTGCAGCCACAGGCACAAGCCTTGCAGTCACCGCAGCGGTCACATCCTCTGGCACGGCTGGTGTGGGTTATGCCACTGGTGCAGGCGGTGCAGTCACGCAGATCACCAGCCGAACCACAGGTGTGACGCTAGACAAAACCACTGGTGCAATCACGTTGTTCAGCGCAGCAGGCTCGGCAACAGCAGCAACTTTTACAGTGACAAATAGCACCGTGGCAGCGACTGATGTGATTATCTTGAACCAAAAGTCAGGCACAGACCTGTACGACCTGATGGTCACTGCGGTGGCAGCGGGTAGCTTTAACATCACATTCCGCACCACAGGCGGCACGACCACAGAAACGCCAGTATTTAACTTTGCAGTTATCAAAGGTGTGGCGGCGTAATGGCAACCAAGCCCAAGTCCTCGGTTAATGCGGCTGGCAACTATACGAAGCCAACCATGCGTAAAGCCTTGTTTGAGAAAATCAAGGCAGGGACAAAAGGCGGCGACCCGAATGAGTGGAGCGCGAGAAAAGCGCAGCTATTGGCTGTGGAGTACAAGAAAAAGGGCGGAGGCTACAAATGAAAGCCCCGCAAAAAAGCCTCAAAGACTGGGGTTCGCAAGATTGGCGCACCAAGTCAGGCAAGCCATCGTCTGAAACTGGCGAGCGCTATCTGCCTGCAAAGGCTATCAAAGCCCTGACTGCAGCTGAGTATGCGGCAACCACTCGGGCAAAGCGTGAAGCTACAAAGGCTGGCAAGCAGTTTGCCAAACAGCCCAAGAAGGTTGCTGAAAAGATCAAGGGCTTTAGATGAAAACTCCAGCCTATGCACGCAAGGAAGGCCAGAACCCTAAAGGCGGCTTGAACGCCAAGGGTAGGGCTGCGGCAAAGGCTGAAGGCATGAACCTGAAGCCTCCGGTCAAGACTGGCGACAATCCTCGCAGGGCATCGTTTCTGGCTCGCATGGGTGGCAATCCTGGTCCTGAGTACAAAGACGGTGAACCTACCCGCCTGCTGTTAAGTTTGAGGGCTTGGGGGGCTACATCTAAGGCTGATGCACAAGCCAAAGCAAAGAAAATCTCAGCCCGGAACAAGGCCAAGTAATGCAAATACCTATCGTTAACGGTATTTACACCGACAACACTCCAGAGCTGCGGACATCGTATCCGGTCAATCTTGTGCCTGTGCCTAAACAGTCAGGCATCAGTAATGGGTTTTTGAGGCCAGGCGATGGAATTGTTGCTAACGGGACTGGGCCAGGAATTGACCGTGGCGGCATCAACTGGCAAGGCGACTGTTATCGGGTCATGGGCACAAGTCTGGTTGAGGTCTCCAGCACTGGAGTTGTGACCACCTTAGGCGATGTAGGTGGGCCAACAAATCAGCTTGTGACCTTTGATTACAGCTTTGACCTGTTGGCGATTGCCTCGGGTGGGCGGCTGTATTACTGGAGTGGCACAACACTGACGCAAGTCACAGACCCTGACCTTGGGGTGGTGCTGGATGTGGTTTGGGTGGACGGTTACTTCATGACCACCGATGGCGAATTCTTGGTCGTCACCGAGCTATCTGACCCAACCCAAGTCAATCCGTTGAAGTACGGAAGTTCAGAGGTTGACCCTGACCCTGTAGTGGCGTTGCTCAAACTGAGAAACGAAGTCTATGCACTGAACAGAAACACCATTGAGGTTTTCGACAATACAGGCGGTGAGCTGTTTCCGTTTGCAAGGATTGATGGAGCGCAAATACAAAAAGGCGTGGTTGGCACTCAGGCTTGCTGTGTTTTTATTGAGCGAATTGCCTTTTTAGGCAGTGGGCGTAATGAAGCTCCAGGCATTTACATCGGTGCGGCAGCAACCACTCAAAAAGTTAGTACGCAAGAAATTGACAATATTCTGCTGCAATACACCGAGGCGCAATTAGCCTTGGTCAAGCTAGAGGCAAGAAACGACAAGAGCCACCAGCATCTTTATGTGCATCTGCCTGACCAGACCCTTGTTTACGATGCGGCTGCATCCGAAGCTCTGCAAACACCAGTCTGGTTTATCTTGGTCAGCACACTTTCAGGGCTTGCTCAATATCGAGCTAGAAACATGGTCTATGCCTACGATAAGTGGCTGGTGGGTGACCCGCAATCAAGCAATATCGGCTATCTGGCGCAGGACACAGGCCATCACTGGGGGCAGCAAGTTCGTTGGGAGTTTGGCACGTTGATCGTCTACAACGAAAGCAACGGGGCAATCTTTAACGAGCTGGAGCTGGTCAGCCTGACGGGTAGCATTACTCTCGGCAAGAACCCGCAAATCAGCACCAGTTATTCGCTTGATGGTAGGTCATACAGCCAAGAAAAGTTTATCTCAGTCGGCACGATTGGCAACACCAAGAAGCGCCTTGCATGGTTTCAGCAGGGGCACATGAGGAACTGGCGGATCCAGCGTTTCCGTGGCGACAGTGATGCCCATGTGTCTTATGTGCGTCTTGAGGCTCAGATTGAACCATTGGCATATTGATGGCAACCGCACCCATTTCACGCAAGTTAAATCTGACGCGAGACCAGCTTGCTGCGTTCCTGACTGACCAACAGCAGATCAGGCAGTTCGAGCTTTTATTTTCCACAGTCGACCAACTACAAGTAATTGTCGGAACTGATTTTGAGTTCCAAGCAGACAATGCTGCGGCGGGCGCAAATTCAGCACTAGCTCAGATTATTGCGCTGGCGCAGGAAACGGGGGTCAATGATGCTGCATTGGGTGCAAAAGCACAGGATGCACTTGATAGGATTGCGTTGCTGGCACAAGAAACTGCGGTAAGTGTGGCATTGGCTGAAGGCAAAGCAAATCAAGCATTGGCATTGGTAGACAAGCTAAATAAAGCCGTTGAGGGCTTGCAGATGACCCCACCACCAAGGGAATTCAAACGGGCAAGGTATGGTTCGTTTTTTGACACCACCACGCAGACAGCAACAGTCATCAACACAGCCACAGCAATCACATTTAACACGACAGACCTGAGCAATGGGGTATTTATTGGCAGTCCAACATCACGCATTATTGTGGACAGCGAAGGCATCTACAACTTTGACACATCGTTTCAGTTGGACAAAACCTCGGGCGGCACGGATGAGTTCTATTTTTGGTTTAGGCTCAATGGAATAGACGTGCCCGACAGCGCAAGCCAGATTAGGATTCAGGGTAATAACGGTGAAATTTTTTCATCGCTGAATTACTTTTTTGACCTGAAGGCAGGGGATTACGTTGAGATGATGTTTTCAACTACCAGTCTAAGCGTTGAGTTGCTTGCCGTTGTTGCAACACCACCAGTGCCAGCCATCCCGTCCATAATCCTGACAGTTTCAAACAATATCGGAGGTGTCCAATGACAGTCACAGTAAAAGTGCTAATTCCAGCAAAGCAAGCTGAAGGCAGCCAAACCACCCAATACACTGCAACGAATGTCAAGGCGATCATTGACAAATTCACGGTGACCAATACCAGCGCCAACAATGTGACTTTTAGTTGCAACTTGGTTACCGTAACTGGTTCAGCGGCAACATCTAACTTGATTATCGATGCGCGAACCATCGTGCCTGATGAGACCTACACCTGTCCTGAGCTGGTGGGTCAGGCATTAGACGTTGGTGGTTTTATATCTACGCTGGCAGGGGCTGGAACATCCCTGACCATCCGAGCATCAGGCCGAGAAATTTCATAAGGAGCTAGAAATGAAAGAATTTATGGTTATCCCGCGGGGCTTTAACGGTCTGCCGATGGAAGAAGAATTTTTGACCAACGCAGAGAACAAAAAGAACTACGCAGTCGCAGTTGCTGACTGGAACTATGGTCCTGAAGTGCCAACCAATGAGGCTGGCGCAAACAAGGAGTTCTACGCTGGGCTGGCAGAGGCTATGCAGTGCGATGAAAAAGACGCAAGACGCAAGCATTGCTCAAACTGTGAATACTACGATAACAGCTTCATGACCCAAGTCAGGATTGAGCGCATCCCGATGGCAGCTTATG